GCTGGTTCGGCTTCTGAAGTCGCTTTTTGTTCAGGCTCTTTTTGGCTAGTGGCCCGCCACTTGTCTTGCAGCTTTTTACTGCCTAGATATCGCTGTGCTTCGGATTCAAAATGGCCTTCGACCATTTTTGCAGCCTCAGAATACTCCATGATCTCTTTTGTGCGGATGTAGTGCTGTTGCATCACTTCCGCTACGAGACCATACGCATCGTTCGACTGCACGAATTCGTAGTCACCTCCATCGTCAACGAATTGCTTAACGTTGTCAATTAATTTGTTCCGAGCGGCTTGCGCCTGGACTTGCTCGCGCTGCTTGTGCTCTTCGTTGTAAGCGCCTTCGAGCTTATCGAGCCGAGCCCGCAAAGTCTCATTCTCAAGCCTTAACTGCTGGTCTGCCGTGGGCTCACCCTCATTGATGACCTGCTGCGTCAGAGCGTCGTAGTCGATGCCCAGCTTTTTCATCGCCTCATAGGGATTCTTGCTCGCCAGCTCTTGAATACCGGAGTACTCATTCTTGTGCCCCTGCACTTCGCTGAGCCGGGCCTCCATCTCCTTCATCCGAGACTCGCGCTGCCGAAGGTCCCTTTCCTTTCGGGCGATGGCGCTAAACTGCCGGGAGAAGTCAGGCTTCTCCTCGACCGCTGGCTGCTCTTCGGTGGCTTCCGCCACCGCCTCTTCGACGGCCTCTTCGACGACTTCAGCCGGTGGTGCCTCTTGCTGCTCTTCCATTCAAATCTCCTACATGGGCATCGGAGCGGCTATCTGCTCCTGGGCCATTTCTTGTTCTGCCATAGAGGTCGGGCGAGCACCCTGCTGCGCCACATCCTGCTCCATGGGTTGTCCTGGCATCGGGGCCATTGCTTGCTGCTGCATGGAAGCGAGCATGCCCACCGCGTCTTGGAGAAACCGCCGCAGAAGGTCGAGACGCTTCTCCGGCACGCCGTCTATCTTCGCCTTCAGATAAGCCGACTGAACCATCTGCACACCCATCGCCAGGTTCATAAATGGCTCCGGTGGGTTGTATCGGCCCTTACTAATGGCTTCATCGATGATTTTATTGAACAATTCCTGAGATGCGGTCGCCAACTGGTTCACGGCTTCCAAATCAGGGTAATCAAGGAGCGCACGGGCCTCTTGCTGACTCAACATGCCCGCTTGGAGCATCTCGATGACCTTCTGGAGCTTCGCAGCCGGTGTAGTCGGGAGTAGCGACGTTGGGTACACCTTCATCGCGTATTCCGTCTTATCCAGGTCGATTTCACCCCAATTTATCTTCTCGATGCTCTCGTCACCGTGACTCAGCACGTCATAGGCGTCCCCGCGCTCCGCAATGCCCCTCGCAAGGTCCAACATCTGCTCCGCGACCTCCAAAAAGAGGGTTTCATAGTCTTTAGCGACCATAATGAAGCGTTCAGTCTCAATATCTTGGAATTCACGAAGCGCAACGCCCGATTCGAGGCCCGCAGGCTTCTTAGATTGGGCTGCGAGCACGCTAACGCCCGAAATCTCGTATGCACGGCTAAATAGGCGGTCCAAATGGCTAAATATCTCGCCAGAGACCGTTTTAGGGACGTAAAACGTCGGAGGAGTCCCCGCATACTCAATTATTCCCCAAATCTCATTATTGATGTGTGCTTTGGAGATTTTAGAGCCTGCTTCGACGAAAACCTTCGGTGTGGCCAAGTGCATCTGCTCTTGGATGTTCCGCAGGAGCTTGTTGATCTCTACTTGGATTCCGGTGAGCTGTTCAGCCAATCCCTGACCCCAGAAGCCGAGTAACCGCTCGGTCCACCGAATGAAGCAGAAGGGGAAGGTGTCGCGCTCCCATTCTTCGTCCAAAAGGGTGAAATTATCGATAGCAATCACATGTCGTCCATCGTTCGAGTTTTTGGACGATGGGAGGTGCCACGCCTCGATGCAAAGAACCTGCTCACTCGCATAATAATGTTCAGTATCGCGGTCCTCATGAGAGCTTGCCTCCTCGATGTGCTTCTTGGCCTCCGGGAAGAGCGCCACTAAGACATCTTTGGGCACTAGCTTCTGCTGAAACATCTGACGCGGCTCGGCATAGCGGGCCTCCAGGTCATCGACTATGATCTCGTCAGGGAAGACGCGCTCCACCTTGATCCGAGAGTCTTCCTCGTAGACCTTCATGACGCCCGTCCCGAAGACGCAGGCATCCAAAAAGACCTTGGGCGCGACCTTGTACACGTCGGCCTGGTAGAACTGACCCTCGGTAAACTTGGTCAGGAGCTTGGCCTTCTGCTGCATCGCCCAACTGCCACCCGTCGTCAGGTAGGTCGCCATGGGCTTGGCCTTGGCCACCCGCGCCGTCACCGTGTCGCACATCGATTGAATGATGTTGAGCGTCACCCGGTTCTTCGTGTTCCTCGGAGCCGAGGTTATCCCACGCAGGTTCGAGAAGTATGCATTGCCATAAAGGCGAGCATGGTTGAGGTTGTCTTTCGGTCGCTGGTTCTGGTTCTCCGAGATCTGCTCTACAGTATCAAAGACCAGCTCATGCTTCCGGGCACCGTCATTCCACCAATATTTGTTGGGCTTCATTTATTCACTCCACTGAATAAAAAAGGTCTTCTTCATCATCTGAGGTGCTCTCATCCACCAAAGCCTCCACAGGCACAGCCTGACTATAGCGTTGGCGCGGCTTTTCCCAGAGTTCCACTTCCACGTCCCCAACCACCAGTCTTCGCAGACCGTGCTCTTGGGCAAGGGCTATTATTAGTTCAACGTCCATTCTGATTCCCACCATGGCTTCTCCGGCTTGTAGAGCTTGCCCTCTATGCGCTGCATAATTTTGAACTCTTCCTCACAGAAGCCTTCAGGAATATAGCTTTCGTCTTCTTGGAATGTGTAGTGCCGACTCTCCCGCCAGGCATAGAGGCAGGCATCCGAGAGGTGGTTCTCAAAGCGCGGGTCTTCCTTGCGCCGGTCCTCGTCCCACTGTAGAACATCCCACTCAGAGAGGATGCTTTGGTCGAGCACCTTTACCTTGCCAGTTGCTAAGTCATCGTTCAGTAGTTCGATGTAGCTGCCCTTGTTGCGCTTTTCAGCAGCCTTCAGGGGCAGCGAGTAACGCTTCCGAAACTCCTCAACAATCGATTTACCCAGGCCCCCGGTATCAGCCACCATGGTCGTGAAGTTGTAGGCCGAGTCCAACTCGCGCACCTTCGCTGCAATATCGACCGGTAGCATATGACTCTTCTTAAATGATTCCACCACATAGAAGTCTGGCAGGTTCCGACAAAACGCCCCCACCACCAGGGCCGTGGCATCTTCGTAACCTAAATCGACCCCCAGGCAGTACTCAAAGTCAAACTCGTCAGTCGGCATAGACTCGACCAGGTTCTTTCGGTCGTACTTGTAGATGAGCGAATCATCCGAGCGCACCCACTTACCCCGCCACTCGCGCAGATAGATAGGATTGTCATCTGTCCACCTCTTCTGTTTTCGCCGTCTATCCAGCCACTCCTCGGCGTGCGGGATGTGCGGGTTCTCCATAATAGTCCAACTATGGGTCGAGTACTCTGGCCTAATCCCAGTCGTGGCCTCATAGAAAATACCCGAGCAGTGGGCAGCCGGCGTCCCAATCATCGCAAGCGTTCCGTTGTGGTCAACGAGTGCCGGCTCCAAGACCTCTTCAATGAGCACCGACAAGTGCGGCCCAAACGACGCCGCCTCGTCAATGATGACCAGCCGGTACGCCGAGCCACGGAGCTTATCCACCTCGGCCTCGTCATCCGCCCCCGCCAGAATAATCTGAGAGCCATTGTTAAGCTCCGCCACCAATTCAGCATTGTTGAACTTGATGTTCAGCATGTACTTGCGGTCGGCCCGCTTCAACTCCGTCCACATCAGTCGTTTTGCCGACCGTCTGGTCAAGGCAATATAAGCGCAAATGATGTCGGGGTATCGACTGGCTTCCTCAAGCAAATAATAACACGATGCGTAAGTCTTCCCGCTTCGGCGGCTGCACAGCGCCGTCTTGATGTGTGACTCGTCGTCAATGAACCCGAGCTGGTAGTCAAACAAGTCATTGCGCCATTTGAAAGTACGATGCCCTAGCTCCCGAGTATCTTCGAGGCTAGTCGTGTCGCCAAACCGGCGAACATACTCTTGGAGTATGCTATCGGCATCATACTGTTTCACTCACCACCTTCTTTGGCCGCCCGCGCTTGGGCTTGAGCAAGGCACCATCCACCTTCATCCACGAGATAGATGCCATCGGCACCGCGAACTTCTCGCCCTTCTCGTGGGACACCATCAGGAACTGGCCATTTAGGTCCAGGGTGAACCCCTTCGTGGCCGGGTGGTTAACATCTATAAACGTCTGATTCATAAGCGGTTTTACATCCGCATTGAACCTAACGGCGTACACTCTCATTGGCAAACCTCTCTAACATGTCCAGCCGCTGCAACTGCGGCACATACTCAAACTCAATCTTCTTCAGTATATCTCTCGATGGCTTGTAGGCCCCCATGATGGGCCCACGGTCCCACCCGGTTGCCTTCAGCAGTGTTGTCGCCACGCCAAATCGCCTAAACGGCGCTTTGACATACATGAACTGATACACAGGCAAACGGTAACATACCCACCCACAGATATCATCATCCGCGCCCTCCGGCGTCGCCACCAAGATGTGGCAACCCTTCACAACCTCGCGAATGATTTCAACCTGTGCCCCATACACAAGGCGCCGGGGAACATCTTTATTCCGCCCCGCATATGACTTCACCCAAGAGGAATAGACAAAGGCCATATCCTCCGGGCGTCCCTCCCTAATCCTTATCATCTCCACCATCCCCCAACTGCTTCACCGCCAGCGCCTTCTCCGCCAGGGCTTGCAATGTCTCATCATCCATCTGGCTCAGCGCGTCATCCTTCTGCATGTCTTCGGCCAATTTCAGTGACCGCATCAGCTCCGAGACCACCTTCACATCGCTCGGTTCCAGGTCTCGGGCTGCCGATGTGTGGATCGCGCCTTCGAGGGCCTGCTGAATCAGGGCCAGCAAGTTGTGACGCACCACCTCAATCGATGGCACCGCCACGACAGTCGGAGAGAGGACTTCCTCTTCCGTCTCCTCTGGCTCGGCCATCAGGGCATCGACGTCCCAGAACTCAGTCATCCGTCAGCTCCAACAGAAACTGCGCCCGCCTCGCTTTGACGATACCCAGCTCGGTCGCATAGGCCGATGAGTAGTAAGCCCGGTTCTGGATGATCTTGCCTACCATGGAGCGGCTGACCCCTAGCGCGCCGGCCACCAATTCCAGCGCAGGGAGGCAGTTCGCCAGGTAACCCTCGCGGAGCTTCTCAACTGAGCGGCGGGGGATTGCTTCCACCGATGGACGGCCTCTGCCACGTGCCATGCATTCCTACTATCTAAACCCCCCGAGAAAAAAGGGAGGTGCCATACATGTATCGTACGGCAATGTAGGGGATTTGTCAAAGAGGGAATATGCCTTATCGAAAGGGGAATATGTTGCACGTGAAACACTAAAGAACCTCCCCTTGTTTTTAGGGGTATTTCGGAGGTTAGGGCTAAGTGCCCGGAATCAAAGGGAAAGAACCTCGGCAAAAGAACCTGGTCAAAAAACCTGGGCGGAAAAACCAGGATGGCCGGGTACTTTTATTCCCCAGAGGGAAAAGGGTGAGGGGAAAATTAGTTTTGGTGGCTATTAATGTAAAGGGGGGAGACCGGGTCCGGGGTGGGAT